CCAATTATCCGTGATGCAATCAGCCGCCGTATGGCTCGTTCCGCTGACCTAGCACTTCTACGTGGTGCTGGTGGTGGTACTGACCCAATTACTGGTTTAACCGGCATGGGTGCTTCTGTAACTGACGTGTCCTTCAGCTTATCCGCCTCCGGCGCTGCTGGTGACGTTACTGATGTAACTGACAGTCATTTCATTACTGCACGCAAGAACCTAGGTATCTATGGTCTTGAGCCAAACAACCTAGTATGGATTGTTTCTCATGAACTATATTACCACATGATGGATCTAGCTGTCTTCAAGACAATGGATCAGATCGGTGATCGTGCTACTATCGTAACAGGTCAGGTTGGTGCTATCTATGGCACCCCAGTTGTTGTATCTCAGCAGTTTGACAATACTAATATTGCAACTCCTGCTGCTGGTACACCATTTGGTCTACTTGTACGTCCAGCCAACTTTGTTAAGGGCGAACTTCGCTCTATGAGAGTTGAGCAGTGGCTAGATGTACCTAACCAGAAGAGAGGCCTTGTAGCTACCCGTCGTTTCGGGTTCAAGGATCTTGACGTTGGTGAGGGCGTAGCTAAGTTCGTATTTGCTACCTAATAGTTAATACAAAACTAACGGGGGAGGGGCAACCCTCCCCCATTCCTGAGGATTAATAATGGCTGAATTAGTATATTTAGATGAATATAAAACTTACAAAGGTCTTACTAGCCCTGAAGATGATGCTCGTCGTGAGCAATTAATTCTTCAGGTAAGTGATATTGTAGAGACTTATTGTAATAGAAAATTCATTGATTACTCCGCTAGTCCAGGAATCACCGAATATTATAGTGCTTTAAATACTGAAGTGTGGTTAACACACTTTCCTATTCTAGAAGTTACTTATGTTGGTGTTTCTGTAGATGGTGGTCAAACATACACAGAACTTACCGAAGATTCAGCCGATGGTACAGGCTATTTTGCCTACTACGATGAAGGTAAGATTAGTACTCAGAAATGGGACATTCCGTTTGCATATTATGTACAGCATCCACACAAGAGCTTAAGAGTTACTTACCGTGCGGGTTATGACGGTGTAGATAATATTCCACAAGATTTGAAGGGTGCTATTTACGACTTAATACATTACTATGAGCACAGTGAACATACAGTAAGTAAGTCGTTAAATGCAGCTACTTTAGAAAACCCAATGCCTTACAATAATATTAATTTTCCTCCACATATTACTCGTATATTAAATCAATATAGAGTACCTTATAATTATATGGATGCGATGGGATAATGAGCTCTCAAGCTAAAAAAAGATTATTAGATAAATTATTGAGAGAAGTATATAGACCTTATATGGTTGAAAAAGGCAAAAGTGTTGTAAGAGCAGGATATAAATATACAGTAGGATCCTCTAGAGTTAGAGATAATCGAGGAATTAAATATGCAGTTACTCCTGAAGCAATCAGAGCATATAGTTCAGAAGTTCCCAAAAATAAAGTCGAGACAATATCTAATACTCTATCCAATTTACTAGCAGCTAGTAAAAGTAAAAGAATAAGCAGAGATAAAGGTAACTCTGGAATTTTTTATATATCCCCTAGAACAGGTAAATCAGGCTCTAGAGGCTCAGCTCAAGAAATATTAGCAAGACGGCTTAGAGCTATAGTAAAAATGGAAACTGATGATGAAAATATTCAGTTAGTTCAAAAATATCTTACAGGTACATATCATGGAGAAGAGGAGCCTTTAATTATTGGTCATACTTATGGTCCTGGTCTAGTAAAAAGTAAAGATGCCAGAAGAGCTGCAACTTTAGCATATGGTATAGCTAGAAGGAGCCCCGGTAGTTTATCTAGAAGAGACTTAAATGAATTAAAATCTTTGAGTATGGAAGTAATTGAAATACATAAAGAAGCCGTAAGTATAGATGCTCATTTAGATATTGACTCTTCAGTAGGAGGACCAAAAGGCCCTTTTAAGAAGTTAGATGTAGCTATACCTGAACCAAAAATGAAAAATCAAAAAGAAGGCGCAAAATTAGGTAAACTAATAGCAGAAGAAAGAAAGCTATTAGAAAAAATATTAGATTATTTGGAAAGAGCTGATTTAGCTAATTTAAAAGGTAGTAATAGCTTAGTTGAAGATGTGTTACAAGATACTGCTGATACGTTTAGGGGGAAGAAGAAGGTAAAAGGTAGAAAGAAGACTAAATCAAAAACTTCTCCCACTAAAGTTGATTTCGAAACACCTGTTGTAGTCTCCAAGCCTAAAAAGGCCAGAAGGGGCACAAAAAAGGGTACTAGTGTTAATACAATATTTGGGAATTTACTTCATTTACAAAATATAATAAATTTAAAGATGCATGAAACTTTAAAGAATGAAGTAATGGGACAGGGAGAAGATCCTGTTACATTAAATTATAGAACAGGAAGATTTGCTAGAAGTGCTCAAGTAAATCAATTAATGCCAAAAAAAGGCGGATTAGAGGCTCAAATAACTTGGCAACGTTATCCGTATGATACTTTTGCTCCAGGAGGAAAACTTCATACACCAATGCGTGACCCAAATTTTCTAATCGGACAGTCTATTCGAGAAATATTGAAAGAAATAGGCTTACAACAAATCATGATTAGTACAAGGTCTAACTAATGAAAACAAGACGACAAAAGATTTTAACCGCTCTCGTAAATCTAATAAAACAAATAGACGGGAGAAGTCCATACGATAGTAACTTATATGGAAAAGTAAAGGATAAGTTAGTATTTTGGGATGAGGTAGAAGAATATCCTTTAGTATGCTTAAATGCCGGAACAGAAACAAGAGATTACCAAACGGCAAATGTAAACTGGGGATTTTTAGAGGTCACCATACGTATTTATGTAAAAGGTGACGATGCAAAAGATAAACTAGAAAATATATTTGGGGATATTGAGCACTTAATCTATACAAATAATGACTTAAGATTTGGAGACAATGACGAGGAGATTTGTACAGATATTAGAATTATATCTATAAGTGATGATGAAGGGTTACTCGCTCCTTTAGGGGTAGGTGAAATGACTCTGGAAATTCAATACCCTATATTCTAATTACACGAGGAGATAAATAATGGCAACATTTAGTTTGGTAAGAGATACTAAGCTATACATCTCTACTGCACAGGAAGTTAGCGCTATGTCTAGCCTAAATACCTGGGAGGTGCCAATTCTAGCAGGCTACAGTTTTACAGCTGAAACAGATGTTCAGACTGTAACAGTATCCGAGGCTGGTATTGGTAATGTAGCAAGAGGTCAGCAAGCATTTACAAATGCTATTCAGCCAGTAAATTGGAGCATTACTACTTATATGCGCCCAAGATGGTTTGGAAGTCCTGCTCTTGTGGCAGATGCAGTTGAAAGAGTTCTTTGGGAAGGACTAGCCGGTCCTAAAGATGCTAATACAATTGATACGGATACTAATGGTATAGCAACCACTCGTGGTGCTACTACTTTGGGAATGGGCGTAAACTTTGAAAGTTCTAATGTAAATGAACTTCTTCCACTATCCTTAGTATTCAAGATTGGTGGTATTTGGTATCATATTAATGGCGCTCTAGTAAATCAGGCTGAGATTGATTTCAGTATTGATTCTATTGCTCAGATTGCATGGTCTGGATTTGGTACTGAGTTAAAAGAAATCACTGGAGCCGATTTAACAGATGTTGAAGGTTGGACAGCAAGTGATTACTTAGAAGCACCTGATACTTATGCATGTATTCGTAATAAGCTAAGTACTGTTGAATTAACTAATAATGCTTCTGGTGGAGCAACTTATACAATTGCTCTAACTGGTGGTTCTTTAACTATCAATAATAATATTGAGTTCTTAACCCCTGAAGTATTAGGTACAGTTAACAGTCCATGCGGAGGATTCACGGGTACCCGTGAGATTTCCGGTAATTTAACAGCTTACTTAAAGGCTGGAGCTACTGCAACAGCTGGTCTATTAAATGACCTATCTACGGACTTAAGTACTGTTACTCAAGATTTTGAGTTAACAATTCATGCTGGAAATGGTACAAATACAACTACTCATGTTCCACAGGTTCAATTCTTACTACCACATACACATATTAATATTCCAACAGTAAATGTTGAAGATGTATTAAGTGTAGATATTGGTTTTACCGCACTACCAACAGATAGTGCAGGAGAGTTTGACTTAGAGTTCAATAATGAGTTAGAAGTAACTTACTTCCCTGACGAAAGCTAATTAGGTTAGGGGGCTGCTTCGGTAGCCCCCGCCTTTCTAAAAGGTAGAAATATGTCATTCTTTTTTGAACGCAATGCAGAATTATATGTATCAAATGTAACTTCTGGCTGGAATGCCGGAAATACAGATAAAATACCACTTAAGCAAGGGTTTTCATATTCAATAGATCCAGTAGTAAGTTCTATATTAAGGGAAAATTTAAAGGGTAATCAATCTAGAGCGCCTACTTATTTTTCCGAAAAAGAGCCTTTAGTTAAGTTCGAATTTTCTACATATATAAATCCTACAGACGATTTCTCTTGTTCAGAAAGATATTTATGGCAAGCACTATGTGATACTACAGGATTTAATGCAGGTAGCCCTAATTTAGAAATAGACTTTACAAATACAAATACTGTAAGTAGTAGAGAAATTACACTATGGGTTGCTTTTAATAATGGTAATATATATAGATTAGATAACTGTGTAGTTGAATCAGCAAGTATAGAAGGTGATATAAAAGATATCGGAGCTATAAGCTGGGCAGGAACTTCTAGAAGTATCGTAAACTTAGGACTAACTTCTAGTAATAGACCTTTACATACTATACAAAATTTCGATAATTGTATAATTAATAAGTTTTCTACTACATCTTTAACTTATGGTAGTACATATAATCTACCTTTAATAGATTTTAATATAGATATACGAAATAATGTAAATTATGTATATAGAACTATCTTAGGAGATGTAAGTAAAATAACAGGACATTACACTACAGGTAGAGAAATAACAGGCGACATTAGTGCATATCTTAGAATAGGGGATGTATCTTCTATTTTTGATAAACTAAATACAGATAAATTATTTTTTGAAAATAATACAGCCGATTTAACAGTAAATTTAGGACACTCATCAAACACTCATATAAGACTACTTATGCCAAATGTAGTACTAGAGATACCAGAGCAGGAATTCACCGATCTTGTAACTCTACGAATTCCATTTAAAGCTACAGAGTCCACTATTGGTGCAGCTGACGAGTTAACAATTCAATATTATGCATAAGAGGAAATTTTATGAATTTAAAAGATTTAGTATTACAGGAAAAAACAATGACTTTCGATTTTCCTGGGTTCGATGGTTTTAAGGTAGACCTTAATTATCTTGGTAAAGAGGAATTACTTAAATTATCAAAGAATGCCACAAAAACTACTTGGGATAAGAAGCGTAACCCACAGGAAGAGTTTGATGGTGAAAAGTTTTTGTCTTTATATGCTGCAAAAGTTATCAAGAATTGGCAGGGTTTAAAGATTAAGTATTTAAAAGAACTAACCTTGATTAATACCGAAGGTCTAGACGACGAAGATGAAGTAGAGTACAATCCTGAAAATGCAGAATTATTATTAAAAAACTCTACCATGTTTGATAATTGGTTAACTGATACAGTAAATGAACTATCAAATTTTACGAAGAGCAGCTCGCAGAAGAATTAAAGTTATTAGAAAATTATTTAGAAACTATTGATACTAAAGTAGATAAGAATACATATCTTGAAATGTGTGAGTTGCTTGGTCAAGAACCAAAAGAAGAAGATATGCCAATTGATATTAATGATTTAGCTTATCAAACACAATTATCTTTAGAAGTATATCAATACTTGGGAGAAAATTGGACAGAGATGGCTTATCTTGGAAAAAATATAAATGGTATATCTGAAATATTTGATATATTAGGAATTGATAATAAATATGATAGATTATTAATTCTACGATTTATACGCATAATTGATGCTTATCAGTCAAAAAAGATAAGCGAAAAAATAAAGGCTGAGACTAAGAGGAATAATTAGTGGCGAATAATAAAAAAGTAGTTCAGCAGCTTATAGTTTTACTTGAAACTTTAGGGTATGAGAAAACTCAAAAAGAAGTAAAAAGTATAAAAAGGGGCATGAAGGAGGTTGAGCATCAAAGTAAGGCCACCTCCACAGCCCAAAATAAGGTAAAGAGAACACAAGAGGGTGTTCATAAAACTAGTTTAGCCGCAGGCAAAGAATTTTCTCGCCAAGCTCAGGGGCTTGGCGGGCTTGTTCGCGCCTATGCCACGGTAGCGGCCAACGTATTCGCACTTAGTTCAGCCTTCTTAGTATTAAAGAGAGCGGCAGACTTTGATAGTATGATGATTTCTGCCGACAGTTTTACAAAAGTAATGGGAACCAATGTAGCCAAACTAGCTAAAGATCTACAAGCAGCTACTGGCTACAATATTTCATTTGCAGAAGCCTTAGAAAGAACTAACAAATCTTTAGCCGCAGGGTTTAATCCAGCACAATTTAGAGAATTAGGTACTTTAGTTGCTAAGATTTCTCAAACTTTCGGCGGCTCTATTGAAGCTAACATGAATAAAGTCACTCAAGCTATTCTTCGTGGTAGAACGGAGACTTTAGCTACTATGGGTATTGTTATCGATTTAGAACAAGCCTATGTAAAATATGCTACTACAATAGGAAAAACCAGAGAACAATTAACTAAGTATGAACAACAGCAGGCTACTTTAAATGCTTTCCTAGAGGAAAGTCAAAATCAGGTAGGTGATGTTGCTCAGGACCCAAACCCTTATGATAAAATGCTTGCTCAAATGCAGGATGTTTCTCAAGAGATAATGACTACATTATCTAAGAATATATTTAATCCTTTAATTGGGTTTTTAAATGAAAGTAAAGGGGTTGCTTATGCATTAATCGGTGTTTTAGCATCTATTTTTGCTAAGACTCTTACTCCAGATGCCGCAGCATACGCTTCCGCATCAAAGAAGTCAATTCAAGCTTCTATCTATAATATGAAAATGTTAGCTACATCCAGAGCTACTCTTGCTGCAAAAAACAAAGCATATGGTGAAAAGCAGTTAATGGATCAACGTGTTCGCGACGCTAAAGTTGTTCAATCCTGGGCGCGTCGAGAAGAAGCAAGATTAGCAAAAACTGGAAAAGTTAGTAAGTATATTCAAACCCTTTCTAATGCTACTACTGAACAGATAATTGCTAATGACGGAGCAGTTAAGAAAGCTTTAGCTACCGCTCAAGGTGATCTTACTAGAGTAATAAATAGTGGTGGTACTATGAAAACTGCCTCCGCTTCAGCGAAACATGCTTATGCAACAGGCAACGCGGAAAAGCTCAGAGCCTCATTATCTAGGGCTGCCGGAGGTGGTAAAAACTTTGAAGCCTCTATGAAGGGTGTTAATTTAAGTGTAGATACTTTTGCAAAAAGAGCCAGCGTAGCTTTAAATAGTCTAAAATCCTATAGTAGTGCTATGAAAAAACATGCGTCCTTAGCACGCTTAAATACCATTACTAATATGGAAACATATGGTACTTACGAAGGATTGAAAAAGTCATACGCCGAAGCCTTTAGAGGTCTAAAAGTATTAGAAAGACAAAATAATAATGTAAGGGCTAGTTATGTATACATGGCAACCGCTGCTAGAGTGGCTGGAACCACTATTGCCGCAGTAGGTAAAGCTGTAAATAGCTTAATTCCTTTCGTTATGAAATGGATATTTATAGGCACCCTCTTACTATCCGTCTGGGATAAATTTAAATCAAAAACTTCAAAGAATATAAAAGAATTCAACGAAGCTTTAAAAGGGGCAGATGAAAAGACAAAAGAATTTGCAAAAACTTTAGCCAATTTAAAAGCTTTACAGGCAAGAGCCTTAAAACCAACTTTTGGTAATTTAACGAAAGAGTTTACCTTTATTGCTAATGCAATGTCTGATGCCTCTACTGCTTTAATTGATTTAAACTCTGCTTTAATAAAAATATCTACAATTAGAGTTGGTGGCCAATCTTTAAGCTTGGCTGAAAGAGAACTACAGATAAAAGAGGAGCAACTAGCTTTAACCGAACAGATGGTAGAGACTGGTACTGCTGGATATGCCGCTTTAATGAATAGTGCGGATATTTTAGATAGAAAAACAGCGGCCTTTTTTGCCATGAGTCCTGCTATGCCCCAAGGGGTAGATGGAGCACTAGAGCAACAAAAGAAATCAAATGATTTAGAAAATGAAAAAAATGAAATATTACAAGCTAGAGGAGTATTGGCCGAGAAACTAGCAGAGATTTATGGTCAGGTTGGAGATAATTTAACATTTGTTGACGAATTAAGAAGTTTAAAGGGTTTACCTGCGTTAAAAGATGGAATAATAGAAGTTTTAAAAACACAGGTTACTAATCCAGCGGCACAAGCGTTTGCAGAGAGTCTACAGGCAGGAACTTCCAGTACTTTACAAGAAATGATAGATGATGTAAAGAACAATGGTGGGAATTTCAATGCAAGAGATATAACTAGTGCTATAGCTATTATAAATTTCGAAATAGAAAAGGGGGTAGCAAAAACTCAAGCATTAGCTAATGCTATGCGTAGTTTTTCTGATATAACTATAGAAGTTAGCAAGTTCGTTGGTAAACAAGATAACTTTTATTTAGATAAAGCTAAAGTATCTGAACAAGCAGATATTTTAAAACAATTATCTAATAATATGGCCACTATAGCACAAGACGGAGGAGAACAATCTATACAAGCTATACAGGCTAGTTTAGGGGAAGCTTTCGCAAATCAAGATGATAAATATTTACTTAAGTTTTTAGGCCTTGAGGAAGCAAACGCTAGCTTTGATGATATTCAGGCTCGTGTAGAAAATTTACTAGGTGCATATAGAAGTGCAGCTGAGACATTAACGCTAGTTCCCATGGCACAAGAGCAATTAAAATTAGAGCAAGATTTACTTAATCTTAAGGAAAAGCAGGGAGGCCCTATAACCCTTCAAGCTAAATTAACTGGTCAAATATCACAGAATACAAAAGATAATCTAAGTTTAGAAATGCAGATTATCGATGCAAAAATAAAAATAGCTGAAGCAGATTTACTTAATAAAAACTTATCTGAAGATGTACGAGCAACTAGACAAGCAGAGCTAGATATATTAGTAGCACAGTATAATCTTACTAGAGCTCAGCATAATTTGATAAATCCTGCTCAAGATTCTCTAGTAAAAAATATACAATTAAATAAAGAGTTAGTTAATTTACAGATATCTGGATTAAATACGCAAATAGCTACTTTAAATAGTTTACAAAAAAGTTCTTTATCTTGGGAGAACCAAGCTAAGTATGCTAAAGCCGCAGCCGTTTTACAAGCAGCAACCTCATTAGATCAAATTAAAGCTTATGTATTAGCTAGAAATGAAATAGTAGCCAATGTAAAAGCCGAAGAAGGTATGTCGGAACTAGATGAGCAGCGTATAGCCAATTTAGATAGGCAGATAGAACTAGAAAGAGCTAAATTAGATGAGTTACAGCTTCAGTATGCTATGGAACAGCGAATAAGAGATATTCGCGCAGAAGAAGCATCAAGAAGTTCGGGTGAAGGATTAAATCCTTTTGTTGCTAGTTTTGATAGTTATATAAAGCTAATGGAGCTTGAATATTTTAAAATGATTCAAGCTTCCCAGTCTGCTGCTGAAAAATGGGTAGAAGTTACTACTAAAGGATTAGATGGAAGTATTGATGCCTTAGTTGATGAGTTAACTTCTGGAAATTTCGATTTTGTAGCTCTAAGAGAAGCAATAAAAGAATCTTTTAGAACTGCAATTGGAGATATGGTAAAAGATAACTTAAAAACTCTTAGTCGTGGAATTATGTCAGGTCTTGGAGGCCTAAGCCCCGAAGAAGCAAAACAAAAAATCGCGGCCGAACTAGTAGCAGAAAATCCTCTACAGGAAGCCGCCTTCAATGCTATGCAACAATTAGATACTACTAGAAATATTATATTGGAAAATATTCAAACTATAGTATCTGGTATCGCAAATAAGCAAAGTGTATCTTTTGAAGATGGTGTTATAAAAGATCCAGCAAAATCCCCAATACAAACTCTTGAGGGGGCTCTATCTCAAGGAGTAAACGCACAAGAACAGGGGGCTGATAAGATAACTAGTGAACAACAAAATAGCACTAATACTATAGTTGCAAATAATAAGCAAGGCATTACCGCTTTAGTTGGGGCTATTGGAAATGGTACAAGTAGTTTAATCAATATGATTATGCAAGGTGTACAGATGCTAATTACTGCACTACTAACTAGTTCTAGTTCCAGTACTGCAGCCTCCATGTTATCTGTAGCAGGTACAGCAGCCACAGGACAGTCTGGTCCAATTAAAGCAGCAACGGGTGGACTATTTACTAAGCCTACAAATGCAATCATAGGCGAAGGCTCTAGAAATGAGGCCGTAGTACCCCTACCAAATAACCGAGAGATTCCTGTTAAAATGACGGGTGGTGGATCAAATGTATCCATTGAGCAGAATTTTAATTTTGAAAATGCAGATGCTTCCGCAATACCTCAACTTAGAATGGCTGCCAATCAAATTAAACAAGAAACTTTACAGGCACTCTTACAAGAAATTAATAAGGGTGGAGCTGTAGCAAAAACCACAGGTAGAAGAAGATAATGGCTTATACTTTTGCAACATATAATGGCGAAACGATGATTCCAGATAATTTAGTTTGGACTCTTCGATATAATACTATGGTTCACTCTTCTGCGTTAAATGGTTATACTCAGACATATGAGCTGCCTGGCGCCCGCTGGGTAGCTCGTATGGATTTTACTAATTTATCTAAGCCAGAAACTGACACACTTGTAGCTTGGTTATCTCGATTAAAAGGTATGGCTGGAAGATTTTTCTTATATGATTTCTCCTGCCCTACTACACAAAATGGGTTAAATGCTATAAATAGTGGAACAATATCAAGCGCAGCAACTTCCGCAGATGATAGTATTATAAATTTTTCAGCAGGGGTAGATTTAGCTGTTGGAGATAAATTTACTGTAGCAGATAATAAAGAATTAAAAACAGTAGTTCAGGTAAACAGTGCTACTCAAGTAGTAGTAGCTCCAGGATTTAGGAACCCAACCTCTTATTACGCAGGTCAAACCATATCCACTGGAGAATATGCCACTGTTAGAATGATGTTAGATTCTGACGATCAAGCTACTAAAGCCGTAGAAAGTAAACTACTATTAGGTAGTATATCAATTAGTTGTGTTGAAATATTTAGTGCATCAGGAGGGGAGGCACAAGCATAATGTCTAGAGATATTCATCCAGACGTATTAGCAAGCTTAGAAGAAGATAATCTTCAATATGTAATGCTAGTAAAAATGCGCTTTAATGAAGGTGGCGCAAATACTTACTTACGTCTTAATTCCAGTGCTATATCTGTATATTGGGATGAGGGTTCTGGTGATGAGGAATACCAAGGTGTTGGTAATTTAGGAAGAATAGAAACTGCTGAAGAAGGGTTAGCTGTTCAATCTTATAGTATAAGATTAACTTTATCCGGTATTGACCCCTCCTATATAGTCAAAGCCGCAGAAGTTCAATATAAAAATCAGCCAATAATTATTTATTTAGCTAATTTAAATGTAGATAATACTGTTAAAGGCGATCCTTTAGTATTTTTCGCCGGTAGAATGGATACTATGGATATACAAGTTGGTAGAGAGGCTTCAATATCTGTAACAGCTAATTCTAGATTATCGGATTGGGAAAGACCACGTGGTGGTCGTTATAATCATTATACTCAAAAAGCTTATTATGCCTTTTTACATAACTATGGAACTACTGGGGCTTATAATTCTACCAAGGTACCATTAGATGAAGGTTTTGTATACGTTGATCAAATACAGGGTAAAGAAGTAGTATGGGGTCGTGGAGAAGGTGGAGGTGGTGATGATATTAGAAGCAACCCAGGTAGTGAGTCAGAACGTTAAAGCTTCCTTAGTTAAATACGAAAGTATTAGGTTTAAATGGGGTGTTCATGATTGTTGTTTATTTTCAGCGAATGTAATAAAAGACACAATCGGTATTGATTACGCTAAAGATTTTAGAAATAAATATTCCAGTGAAGAAGAAGCGTGGAATATAGTAAATTACGATTTAAAGAGTTTTATAACAAAGTTATTTAATACTCCTTTAGAATATAATTTTGAAGAGTGTAAAACAGGTTTTCCTGTTGGAATGAAACAACCTCAAGGTTACTCTATTGGAATAGCATATGGATGCAGAGCATACTTTGTTACTGAATTGAATAGATATTTAAAAGTACCTTTACGAAAATGTGAAGGATTTTGGAGGATTTTTTAATATATGTCTAAGGTGATGGATTACGTTATTACTGGCGTACTTATCTTTGCAGCTGCGTATACAGGCGGGGCTACCATTGCGGGTATGGGTAAGTTCGCTAGTGCAGCGTGGCTTGCTGCCGGTAATGTTGCTCTAGCATATATTACGGGTGAAGTACTTGCCCCAAGTATATCTAATGCTAATAAACAGCGACGAATTCAAGATATGATATCATCCGCTATAGAGCCACGCCGTATTGCATACGGAGAGGTTCGAATGAGTGGCCCTATTGTATATTTAGAAACTTCTGATAAATTTCCAGGAGCAGATCCTTTTGGACTAGACCCTATTAATCGTAACTATCTTCATATTATTATTGCCTTAACTACTCACCCCGTTGAATCTATTGATTCTTTATATATAAATGACGACGAGATAGATATAACCGGATTATATAGTGAAGACCCAACTTCAGTAGATAGCTTTTTATTAGATAATTTACCTGGAGATGCCGCAGATTATAATGGACTAGTATGGGCTATGCCCGTTACTGGTCAATGGATTTGGAAATTTAAAAATTGGGTAGAAGCTGGAGGCTCTCCTGCTTCTTTCATTGATGTATATAATGACCACGACTTCCAAACCACAGAAACAATTCGTAGGAGTGTTACGCCTTCTTATACTAAAGTAAACTCTACATTTACAAATACTGATACACGTAGTGGTCCAGGAACTGAATGGACATTCAAACATAGATTAGAGCAGTGCTCCTATATTTATACATGTTTTAAATTAGATGAAGCTTTTTCTAGTATTCCAAATGTATCCGTACGTTTAAAAGGTAAAAGATTATATAATCCACTAGCGGATTCTACTATATATACAACTACAGTCTCTAATAATAGAGGTTTGTGGTCTGTTGGGGCCACATACTATGTAGGTGAAATATCAACTTATAATGGCACTGAATATGTATGTATTGCTGAAAGTACTGGTAATACTCCAGATACTAGCATAGATTTCTGGGTTGCTAGAACTCATGATATTAATGATCCTGAAACTTGGACATACAGTTCTAATTGGGCTTTGTGTACTCTTGATTATTTAATTGATACTGTATATGGATTAAAAATTACTCAAAATACAGAAATTCAGGAACTAAACTGGGATTCTGTTATAAAAGCTATCCTAAACTCTTATGATGGGGGTTATTTCGAACGCCCATTAGGTTCACCACCTATATTGGATACTTCTATAGCAGATAACTATAAGGTAGAAGGTGTATTAGATACTTCTGTAAAACCAGGTGATAACTTAGAACAATTATTAAAATGTGGTGCGGGAGCCTTAGCGTATGCTCAAGGTGCCCATTATTTATATGCTGGTACCTATTACGAATCTGATAAAGACCCTACACTTGATTCTGAATATATATTAGATGAAGATTATTTAGTAGAGGACGGTATATCAATATCTACTTCTGTATCCACAAATAATTTATTCAATACTATTAGGGGTGTATACTTAGATAAAGAAAAAGACTTCCAACCTGTTGAATTCGCTACTATTAGAAATTTAGTATACTTAGAACAAGATGGAGAAGACTTAGCAAAAGAGATAGACCTTTCATTGGTTACTAATAAAGACCAAGCAGAGGCTATTGCAGCTATAGCTTTAGAAAGCAATAGACGTAGCTTTTCTATAACTGCTAAATGCAATCTTAAAGCAATTAAATATAAAGTAGGCGATATTATTTATGTTAAGAACGATATTCTCGGCTTAACAGATGATATGCAGCCTTCTTATACACTAGCGTCTGAATCTCCCTTTGAGAACAGTTATAAGCAGTTTAAATTAACTAAAATGACTTATAACGATGATCTTACTCTAACATTAGAGTTGTTAGAGAACGATTTAGGAATGTATAATCCAGATTTAGTTGCAAATGATCCATACCCTAATGTAGATTCCTTATTGTTACTTAGACGTACAAGTACAGTTAACCCTCCTACAAATCTAGTATTAAATCCTACTATACTTGCAGGGGTTGGTGGTTCTTTACAGACTAAAGTTGTTGTAACTTTTGATGGACCTAATTTAGATACAGGATTTAATTTTGATTCTGTAAAGTTTTATGAAATTAAGTATGCCAAAGAAAGTGATCTAGGTTTCGGGTATGATATTACCGCGGAAGGTTCTCCTTGGGAATATCGTTTAGAAAACGCAAATATAGAAAATGTTAGTCAAGGCCCATTTTCAATCAATGGGTTAGATGTCGAGGAAGATTATGTAGTAGCTGTAAGAGC